AAAATATATAATGATTATGAAAAAACCCTGACTCCTTCAAAAGAAGAGTCAAATAAAGCTTTAGCTGAAATACGCAAAAATTTAGGTATAGATCCAAAAAAAAAACAATTTGAAAAATTAGCTAACAAAGGTAAAATTCGTCAAGCTCGTACAAATAAAGAAAATATAAGTGCAATAAAAAATAAAGAAACACCAGCGCAAGATTTTAATATACAAAATATGAGTGACGATATTGAATTTGACTATGAAGCAGGAGATTTTACCAAACATTTTGAAGATGCTGGATTGCATGTAATAGACGACAGAATGGGTAGTGTAATTGTTGGTAGGACAAAAAAAGATGCAATAAATTTGTTAAATGCAAAAAATCCAATAGATTATGGTAAAGCATACGGTTACTCAGATGCAGATATTGCTCAATTTTATATAACTAGGCGCGGTGGAAATGTTGATAATGCGTACAAAGATTTTACAAAAGACCTTTTAGATATATCTAAATGAATCTAGCCAGTCTAACCGAATCAGAGCTTAAAGAAGCTTTGATGCTCAAAGAAAAACTAGACAACTACCAACTTCAAGAACAATGCCAAAGTAGTTTCTTTAACTATGTCAATCATATCTGGCCTGAGTTTATCTGCGGTAGACACCATAAGATTTTTGCCGAGAAGCTTCAATTGGTCGCAGAAGGCAAATTAAAACGGTTGATTGTTAATATGCCACCTCGACATACTAAGAGTGAGTTTGCCTCTACGTTTTTCCCCTCCTACATTATGGGACTTAAACCCAAGATGAAGATTATGCAAACCACGCATACAGGGGAACTAGCCGTTAGGTTCGGACGTAAAGTCAGAAACTTGATGGATCAAGAAGAATACAAAAAAATATTCCCCGAAGTTAAATTACAATCCGATAACAAATCAGCAGGTCGTTGGGAAACCAATAAAGGCGGTGAGTATTTTGCTGCGGGTGTGGGCGGTGCAGTAACAGGTCGTGGTGCGGATTTATTGATTATTGATGACCCGCATTCTGAGCAAGATGCTCTTAGTCCAACCGCTTTAGAGTCTGCTTATGAATGGTATACCTCTGGTCCTCGTCAACGGTTACAACCAAACGGGTCAATTGTTTTGGTAATGACGCGATGGAGTGCCATTGATTTAACGGCAAAACTACTAGATTCACAGAAAGAACCCTTAGCCGATCAATGGGAAGTGATTGAATTCCCTGCTATATTTCCTGATACCAATAAACCATTATGGCCTGAGTATTGGCCTGAAGATGAATTGCTTAAAGTTAAAGCTTCGTTGCCTGGTATGAAATGGAATGCTCAGTGGATGCAAAATCCTACGGCAGAAGAAGGCGCAATTATAAAACGAGAATGGTGGGAGCGTTGGGAAAACGAATCCTTGCCAAATGTAGATTACATTATGCAATCTTACGATACGGCTTTCTCTAGAAAAGAAACCGCTGATTTCTCAGCTATATCAACGTGGGGTGTATTTAGGAATGAAGCAACTGCATCAGATTGTATTATTCTTTTGGATTGTCAAAAAGGACGCTGGGATTTTCCAGAACTTAAAGAGATAGCCATGCGTGAGTACAACTATTGGGAGACTGACATGGTATTAATTGAAGCAAAAGCATCAGGGACACCGCTAACGCAAGAGCTTAGAAGAATGGGTATTCCTGTAGTAAATTACTCGCCCACTAGAGGGCATGACAAAACCACACGGATGCATTCAGTTGCACCTGTATTTGAATCAGGAATGGTTTTTGCACCCAAAAGAATGTTTGCAGAAGAGATGATTGAAGAGTGTGCGTCTTTTCCTTTTGGAAAAAACGATGATTTGTGTGATACTATGACGCAAGCAATCATGCGTTTTCGTGAAGGTGGATTTTTAAGTTTATCTTCTGACTATGAAGATGAAGACAGAAGCGTAAGACAAAGGATTTATTACTAATGGCAATTGAGAGAATGACATCAGACCCAGTAGATATGACAACGAGTCAATCAACTGATGACCAACTAGATAACGAAATTATTGAAGTTCTAGAAGATTTTCAAGAATCTGACGTAACCATGCAAGAAGACGGCTCTGCTTTATTAGGTCCAGAACCCGATGAGCAAGTCACCACAACTTTTAATGAAAATTTAGCTGATGTGGTTTCTGATTCCGAGTTAGCTAAAATATACATTGATTTAACCAGTGCTATTGATAGCGATAGGTCTTCTAGAGAAGATTGGGAAAAAACGTATACGGATGGCTTAAAATACTTAGGCATGAAGTTTGATGAAACTCGATCCGAGCCATTTGAAGGCGCTAGTGGCGTAACTCATCCGTTATTGGGTGAAGCCGTTACGCAGTTCCAAGCGCAAGCGTACAAAGAGCTGTTACCCGCAGGCGGTCCTGTTAAAACTCAAGTCGTAGGCGCTTATGATTCTGCTGTTGAAGAACAAGCCCAACGTGTACGTGAGTTTATGAACTATGAAATTTTGCATGTCATGGAAGAATATGACGAAGACTTAGATCAGATGTTGTTCTATTTACCATTAGCAGGTTCTGCGTTTAAGAAAGTGTATTACGATGAGAATCTACAGCGTCCTGTTTCTAAGTTTGTTGCACCTGAAGATTTGATTGTTCCTTATTACACTACTGATCTAGAATCTTGTCCACGCATCACGCATGTTATTAAGATGCCAGAGAATGATATACGCAAGTTACAAGCAATTGGATTCTATAAGAAATTTGATATGCAGCCCGATGATGATGCTAATGATTATTCATCTTTAAACACAGAAAAAGAGAAACTAGAGGGCATGGAGCCTTCTTATGATACAGGCGAAGTCTGTATGCTTTACGAAATTCATTGTAATTTAGACCTTGAAGGGTTTGAAGATGTAGATGAAAACGGTGAAGAGTCAGGCGTTAAGTTGCCTTATATTGTAACTATTGACTCTAATACAGAAAATGTATTGTCAATCAGACGCAATTTCTTAGAAGAAGACCCAATGCGTAATAAGATTGAATATTTTGTGCATTTCAAGTTCTTACCAGGATTAGGCTTCTACGGATTTGGCTTATCTCACATGATTGGTGGCTTATCTAAAGCTTCTACGTCTATATTACGTCAGTTAATTGATGCGGGAACGCTTGCTAATCTGCCTGCTGGCTTTAAAACCAGAGGCATACGCATTAGAAATGAAGATGAACCGATACAACCTGGTGAGTTTAGAGATGTAGATGCACCCGCAGGGTCACTTCGTGATGCAATTCAACCATTACCGTTCAAAGAACCTAGTGCCACACTATTAAATCTATTAGGATTATTGGTTTCATCAGGCCAACGCTTTGCTTCTATCGCAGAGATAGCGGTAGGCGAAGGTAACTCTCAAGCACCTGTAGGCACAACGCTTGCTTTGATGGAAAAATCCACTAAAGTATTGAGTGCCATACATAAACGTCTGCATAACGCTCAAAAGAAAGAGTTTTCTTTACTGGCTAAGATATTTTCAGACAGTTTGCCACCTACCTATCCTTATCAAGTGTCAGGCGGTCAGAATGAAATCAAACAATCTGATTTTGATGGCAAAGTAGATATATTCCCTGTCAGTAATCCAGATATATTTTCTACTAGCCAACGTATTGTAATGGCTCAAGAAATGATGCAGTTAGTGCAATCTAATCCTGATATACACGGTCCAGGCGGTGTGTATGAAGCGTATCGTAGAATGTATTCTTCGTTAGGTGTAGATAATATTGATAGTTTATTATTACCACCACCTCCGAATGAACCATCACCTATTGAAGCTGGTATGGAAAACAGTACCTTATTGATGGGCGGTCAAGCAGAGGCATTCCCACAACAAAATCACGATGCCCATATTGCTTCTCATGCTAGTTTATTAAGTTTGCAACCTGTACAAGTTAATCCTCAAGTGCAAGCCAACATAATCTCTCATATTATGCAGCATTTACAATTAAAAGCTGATGCCATTGCTCAACAGCAAATGCCACCAGAAGCGATGCAACAATATCAACAGTTGCAACAACAAGCACAACAAGTAAATCCAGTTGAAGCACGACAGTTAAATACGCAAGCCAATGATATATTGGCACAATTTAGCGCACCTATTATGACTGAGCTAATGACTCAATTTTCTCAACAAATTGGTACACCTCAAGAAGAAGACCCATTAGTCACTATTAGGAAACAAGAACTGGCGTTGAAAGGTCAACAGCTAAATCAAGAACAGCAACAGTTTGTAGCCCGTGAACAACAACGGTCAATGGAACAAACCCAACAAGATACAATAGACCGAGAACGTATTGATGCAATGCGTGATATAGCTATAATGAAGGACGAAACGACAAAAGATAGACTCGATCAACAAAAAGAACTAAAATTAATTGATATTGGATTAAAAGAGCTATAACTATGATTAAAAGAACTGAAGTGAAAGATCAGAAAACACCTACTGTTTTAAATGGTAAGCAGTCTTACTCTAATAAAGGTAATGTTGTTACCAAGAAAAGCAAATCATTTTCTGCTAGTACCAAACCAACACCAGGTATGGGTAAAGGCAAAGCAAGAGGAATGGGCGCTGCCGAATTTGGCGGTAAATTTTCTGGCGTTTATTAATGGACGCTGTTTGGCTTGCTGAAGTTTTACAAAAACAGATAATTGAAAAGAAATCAGACTTACAAAGTTTGATTATAAATGGCACGAAAAGCTTTGATGAATACAATTATTTGCGTGGTCGATACAATTCCCTCGATGACGTAGATCAAGAAATAAGGGAGTTGCTGAAAAGGATGGGTGAAAACGATGACAAAGGTAGTAGTACCTGAACATATCGCAAAAGAAGTAGAGAAAGAAAAGAAGGAAAAGAAAGCAAAAACAGGATGGGACGCTAATGGTTCTCCAGTAGAAGAAGCTTACGTTAAATCTGAAGAAAGAGTTTTAGATCCAACACTATTAGATAAATCATTTTTGGAACGTATGCCGAATCCGTCTGGATGGCGCATGTTAATACTTCCATACAGAGGCAAGGCCGTTACGAAAGGCGGTATTGTATTAGCCAAAGAAACCATTGATAGAGAATCGTTAGCTACTGTTGTAGCTTATGTTATTAAAATGGGTCCTTTATGCTACTCAGATAAAAATAAATTTGGCGATCAACCCTGGTGTCAAGAAAAACAATGGGTATTAATTGGTAGATATGCAGGAGCTAGGTTCAAACTTGGTGACGATGCAGAGTGCCGTATCATAAACGATGACGAAGTTATCGCAACAATAGACGACCCTGACGATATTGTCAGTGTTTAACATGAGGAGGAATCATGCAAGAGTCTGAAAAAGTTGAAGCAATTGAAGATAAAGCTTTAGAGCCTACTGAAATTGTTGAGCTTGATGAAGAAGTAAGTTCTACTGAAGAAGCACCAATAGAAGATATATCAAAAGAAGAANCNGTCAAAGACAAAGAAGAAGACGAGCTAGTTGATTATTCTAAAAGCGTAAAGAAACGTATTTCTACGTTGACTAAAAAAATGCGTGAACAAGAACGTGCTGCTCAATCTGCTTTTGAATATGCTAAGAACTTACAAGCTGAAAATGAAACGCTAAAGAAAAATAGTTCCCAATTAAATAAGAACTATCAATCTGAAGCAGAAAACAGATTAAAATCGCAACGTGCGCAAGCCAATGCTGTTTTGAAATCAGCTTACCAAGATCAAGATTGGGATAAAGTAACTAAAGCTCAAGATATATTAGGTAAAATTAATTTAGAGGAAGGTAAGTTAGCTACTTCTAAGATGACAGTGCAACCTACTGAAAACTATCAAAATTATCAAGAGCCTAAAGCTCAAACTCAAGCTCAAGCACCTAAACCAGACCCAAAAGCAGAAGATTGGGCAAACAAAAACGATTGGTTTGGGGAAGATGAGACAATGACTTTGGCTGCTTTTAACATTCATCGTAAACTTATTGAAGAAGAAGGATTTGATACAACTGATCCTATGTATTACACTCAAATAGACAAACGTATGCGTTATGAGTTTCCACATAAGTTTAGCGATGGTGGGGAAGCACAGTCCAAAGGGAGAATACAGCAAACTGTAGCTCCTGCTGGAAGAAGCGAAAGCTCTGGTAGAAAACGACAAGTTAAGCTAACCAAGAGCGAAGTTGAAATGGCGAGGCGTTTGAATGTGCCTTTAAAAGAATATGCTAAACACATTAAAAGGTAGGATAATATATGAGTAATAAAGAATTGAATAACGATGCGCAAGCATCACCCAACAGAACTTCACGTTCTGCCGAAACACGAGCTAAAAGTACCGCTCGCAAACCCTGGCGACCCCCATCAATGTTGGAAACGCCACCTGCATCTGAAGGTTATTCCTACAGATGGATAAGGGCTGAGATCGTTGGACAGGAAGATAGAAAAAATGTAACTTCTAGGCTAAGAGAAGGTTTTGAACTTGTTAAAGCTGAAGAATTAGATGGTTTCCAACTTCCTACGCTTGACGATGGAAGGCACGCAGGTGTTGTATCCGTGGGTGGTTTGTTATTGGCTAAGATTCCCAATGAAACGCGTNATGAAAGNAACGCCTACTTTCAAGGACGCGCTCAAACGCAACAAGATGCGGTTGACAATGATTTAATGCAAGAATCTGATCCAAGCTCTCCGATCTTACGACCAGAGAGAAAAACAAGCGTAACTTTTGGCGGTGGTAATCGTGAATAATGATTATTACTATTTTATAAATAATTAAAAAGAAAGGAATGTATTATGGCTAATAATGATGCAGCTTTCGGTTTAAGAACAGTTGGCAAATTAGGTTCAAGTCCACAAAACGGTGGATCTACTGGATATAAATTGCTAACTGGGACAACTGGGGCGATATTCTCAGGGGATCCAGTAAAAATGGTAAGCACAGGTGGCATTGCAGTAGCAGCCGCTGGTGATACTTTATTGGGTGTCTTTAGAGGTGTGCAGTATACAGATAGCAGTGGAGATGTAATTTTTCAATCTCATTATGTAACTGCAACAGCAGCAGATGATATGGTAGCTTTGGTAGAAGACGATCCAAATTCACTTTTCGAAGTGCAATGTGACGGCTCTATGGCTACTACAGCAATTGGTAACAATGCGGATATGGCAACATATGCTGCAGGATCTACTAAAACTGGTATGTCAGCAGTAGAGATTTCTTCTAC